ATTCTACTGCGCTATTACCGACGTAGGTCGAAGCGCCTGAAAGGGTTGCAAGGCCTGAAGGGATCACCTTACGCTCTGTAATGTCTGCGTTAGTAATGGCTACTGTAAAGAATCCGTTGAACTCTCGGTATGAGCCATCTAGAAATATGCGTGAATTAGAGCGAAGAACGAATGAATCGTAATCTAGGTTACTAGATTCTAAAATTGTAAATGTGCCGTTAAAGGGAGCGCCTACGCCGGTTACGACCACGCTCTGACCTACTGAGAAATTGTTATCGCCCAAGACGTAATACGTCGCGATGTTATCTTGTAGCGCTACTACATCGATCGGGCTTGAGTACTTGACCAACATAGGCAAGATTACAGATTCTGCCGTGTCGATTACATCTTCTAAATAAGCATCGTTATAAAGGGACGTAGAGACGCCAAGAATAGACCGTAGTTCAGATACGGTTACGATTGTTGCCATCTCTACATCCTCTCTAGTAAGCGACTGGGGGAGCGATCGGGAGCAACCGCCCCCCCATGATTAGTGTGTGACTACGCAACCATGTAACGGTATGCGCCAGCGGCGATCTTTGTTGCGATTGCGCCGTAGCCGTAGTATCCGACCTGTACCTGACCTGTTGAGATGAGGTTTGTCTGGAGTGATAGGCGTGGTGACTCGTACCATGTATAAGCATCTGGGTTTACGATAATCATTGAGTTATCGCCTGTACCTGAAAGGTTACGAGCTACGCGAAGGTTTAGTCCGAGTAGGTTCCCACGAACTGCTGTAGCGGTAAGTGTTCCACCTGCGTTTTGTGGGTTGATTGTCTGCTGGAAAATTGGACGATTTGAAGAATCGACCAATCCCATAAGGACGCCCCATTGTGCTGGAGATACGGCGATGTTCTGTGCGAATCCGAGAGTGTTCTCGTAGATAGATACTGCTGCATCTGACACGAAATCGGCTGCAAGAGCGCCTGTGGTTAGTGTGCGGTTTCCGCCATCTGTTCCACCTGCAATAAGAGCGGTTCCGACTGCTGTATCTGTAGCCTTTGCGTATGCGTATTCCATTTGACGTACGAGTTCTGCAAAGAACGCTGGTGATGAGCGATCAAGTAGCTCAAGGCTGAATGTCTGTTGTCCGATGTACTTAGCGACATTTACAGTTACAAACGCTGCGTTTTGGTCAGTCTCTGAAGGAGTACCGCCTTCTGAAGCTGCTGCGACTGTTGGTGCAACTGTAATCTTTGGAATTTCGAATGACATTCCTGCATCTGGAAGAGTTCCAGATGAGATTGAATCAATTAGTGGACGGTCTGCGTTTGAGATGCCGTTAATGACCTCTGTTAGCTGACGAGTAGGTACTAGACCTGCGTTGTCTGTTGTGTCTGCTGCTGCTGCAACATACATTTTTGATGTGTCGTTGCCGAGATGAGCGCGGACTGAGTGCTCGAGATAAGAAGCCTTATCAACGATAGGGTTACGAACTGTTGTTGAAATATAAGGTGCTGTTGCAGCCTTAACTTCAACTCTTGCAGCCTCTACCGTTTCTGCGGCAGGAGCAACTTCTGGAACGGTAGTGTCTGACACTTGTTCTCCTTCTGTGGTTGATGTTGTTTCTTCCTGAGATGGCTCAGAAATCTCTGTATCTACGGCCGCTACTTTTTCGACCTCGGCGCCTGGAATTGCGCCCTCTGTGACGAGGCTAACCTCGATTAAGTTACTGGCGCTGATTGCCATGACGCCGTCCTTGTTATTCCACTCTTCGACATCTACGCCGACGCTAAAATCTGAGCGAAGCCCTGTAGCTGCTTCCTCAAGAGCGTCATTACCGGCGGTCGTCTTAGCGATCTTAAATTCTGCGATGATGCCTTCATCGTCTTGCTCGAATGACATAAGTTTACCGAGCGGACGTGTCACGTCATGCTGGAGAACTAGTTTAGTGTTCTTAGACATTGTGATTGAATCCTTTTCGAACATCGTGCGACCTGCTGAGGTGTTGCCTTCAGCGTTCCAGGACACTATGCGTCCTGCGATGATTCGAGATTCTGTGTCGGCCGCAGTTATAGCGACTGGCATAGTTATCTTCATAGTGTGCCTCTTTCGTTATCGATTAAATCTTCTTCACGTTGAATTTGCTCGACGCTCATAGCGCCAATGCGATTAAGGATCTCGTAGACCTGTGCGCGTTGTAGTGCGTCGGTGCGTAGGAAGTTATCAAGATCGAATCTGATCTCTCCCGTTGAAGCGATAAAGTCGCCCATAGATAGACGTTGTTCGATTGCGGTTAGAATCGGTTTCATAGAGAAGTCGATAAGTGAACGCCTCTCCGAAACGCTGTTTGAGTACGTCATGCTCGATGCTTCAGCGCTTACAAAGTA